CTGAACCGACTAAAAAGCCATTCGGTTCAGTTAAATCAGAAAAAGAAGGAAATTTCAATGGCTTTGTTTCCGCAATCAAATCAATCAAAAAATAAAATAAAAACATGGCATTCGACGTAACAGGTCTGACCAATTACACCAAAGAAGAGAGCTTACAGCTTCTGACCAAAGCGATGTTCACCGCCAAAACTGCACGTCTGTTGCAGGGTGCTGGACAGGTTCTCCCCGGTATCAAATCCGCTGAAATACTGCCCCTGCTGTATTCAGACGTTTACTTCCAAAGCGATAGCTGCTCTTACCAGACCAGTGGCAACACTACTCTGTCTAAGCGCACCCTGACCGTTGGAAAAGTTAAGGTTCAAGAAACTCTTTGCCCCAAAGACCTTGAAACCAAATACACACAGAAAGCTCTTGCCGCTGGTGAAGCTATCGACATGGGTGTATTCACCGAGCAAATCGGTGCTGAAAAAGCAGCCAAAATGGCCGAAGCTATCGAAACTGCTATATGGCAGGGTGATACCACAGGTGGTGTTGGAAATAACGGCTTTTGGGATGGCTTCTTAACCATTCTTGACGACCTCGGTTTCGGTGGTGCAGGTGATCCCATTCGTGGAAACGTAGGTGGTGCTTACGCTTCAATCACCGCTGCTAACATTGATGACATCATCATCACTATTTATGGCGTTATTCCTGCTGAATTGCTTGGAAAACCTGACCTGTTTATCGCAATGGGTACAGACACCTTCCGCTTGTATCGTCAATGGCTGGTGAACGCTAACCTGTTCCACTACCCTGCTAACGAAGTTACCGAAATGGAACTTGTTGACCCTGCAACTGGCATCAAAATCTACGGTCTGCACGGCATGAACGGCACTAACAAAATCGTTGCTGGTCTGTGGTCAAACTTCTTCTTGGGTACTGACATGATGAACGAAGAAGAAGAATTCGAATTTATCTTCAATCCATTTGAAAGACGTGTGCAATTCCACACCACTTTCAAATATGGAACGCAAATTGCGTACCCAGAACAAACGGTATTTTTCAAACTCTAATCATTAACCGAATAGAGAAAGTTTAACCCGGGGGGTGGGGAAAAACCCTACCCCCCTTTAATTTAAAAAAAGTAGAAAAATGTGCATTTTAACCACGGGGTTTACCCTTGACTGTAAGACGGCGGCAGCCGGAATTAAGAACATTTGGCTTGTAGAATTTACTGCCAAATCTACTCTCACCAAATCATCAGGAGAAGTTTCTGCCCACACTTTGACAGGTGGCAAAAGCTACTTCAAATATGAATTGGAAAAGGAAACTGGATCCATGACTTGGAGAACCATTCCTTCTACCGAAAACGGAACCGTGTTTTACGAAGCTGACTTGGTTGCTCGTTTGCACAAAGTTACCACCGCACAGCGCAACGAGATTAAACTTCTCGCACAGAACAGAATGTTAGCCATTGCCTTGGATGCAAGTGGTGACTACTGGCTGCTGGGTGCTGACTATGGTGTTCAGTTGCAGCAGTCTGAAACCAACTTCGGACAGGCGTTCGGTGACTTCAAAGGTCATGTATTAAATTTTCTCCACAAAGAGACAGATTTACCTTTGAAAGTTCAGGCCGCTGTTGTAACTTCGCTCGGTCTTTGATTTTTTCATAGTGTTTTCATGCAGAAAGGGTCGCCATTTGGCGGCCTTTTTTGTTTAACATGAAACCGACCTACTTATATAGTTAGGATGCTGTACATAACCAAAGCAGGAACACCCGAATTGATAATCACAGGCAGAGAAAAGGTGACCGTTTCTCCCGTGTATTATCTGTTGGTGTTTGAGTCCGAAATGTCGCAGGAACAAAAGGCATTTATTGTAACCGATACCAGCACAGCACCCAACAGATATCAGCTATTTTCATTTGTAGAGGGCAGCAGCACCGCAAAAACATTGGCCGTAGGAACGCATTACTGGGCTTTATACGCACAAACTTCCCCCACGAATACCAATCCATTACTTGCATCACAGGAAATTGACCGGGGATTGGCCTATGTTACCGCATCGCATACCGCATTTAACGACCACGAAGTAAACACCACTATTAAACAACACCACATCGGATGAGTTTTGACCTATTACGCATAAATTTCACGGAGTCAAAGTTGCCTAAATTCAAGGAAAACAAGAATAAAGGCATCGTGACCTATGGGGAAAAGAACGATTTTCCTGATACGTTACTTGAATTTTACAACAGAAGTCCAAAACACGGGGCTATTGTAAGGCAAAAAGCCCGTTTTGTTGCAGGTGAAGAAACCCTTGTGGATGGCAACCCCAGCGCAGTTAAGGTAATTGACTACGTTAACCCATACGAGGGCATTCAAGAGTTCAAAAATAAGTTAGCTCTCGATTACGAATTGTTCAATGGCTTTGCATACGAGGTGCATTACAACAAAGTAGGGCAGATTTCTGCTTTGTACCACGTAGATTTCAGCAACGTGCGTACACTTGACCACGAAATCTATATGTATGCCGAAGATTGGAAAAAGGCGAAGCATGAGGACATGAAGCACTATGCTCCGTTCAATCCAAAAAAGGCGCAGCCAATGGAAGTGCAGTTGTACTACTTCCGAGAATATGCACCTTCGTTGGGTGTTTATCCGTTGCCCCCATATCAGCATTGTTTGCAGTACATTGAAATTGATGTTGAGATAGCCAACTTCCACAACAACAACATTCGCAACGGCTTTGCAAACGGAACGCTGGTGCAGTTGTTTAAAGGTCAACCGACCGAGGAGATTGCCTACAATTTTGAAAGGAAATTCAAACAAAAAACAACCGGCACGGACAATGCAGGTGGTGTGCTTATTCAGTTCAATGAGATGAACGAAAAGTCTGCGGAGATTGCACACTTGCAACCTTCCGACATGGACAAGCAATTCCTGCAACTGAACGAAACGGTGCAGGATGAAATCTTCATCGGCCACAACTTCCCGAAAATCCTTTTGGGCTACGCAACCGAAGGCGCACTCGGTCAGCGCAATGAAATGATAGAAGCGTATGAGTTGTTCCATAAGTCATACGTTAACAAGCGTCAAGTAAAAGTTGACACTTGCCTACAACATACACTTGAATACGTTTATCCCGGCATCGAGTTAACCACCAAAGACAGCGATTTTTTGGGTGTTGATTATGTGGCATTGTACCAGTTTGGCATTGTAAGCCGTGAAGAAGCACGTGAAGCACTCGGATTGCAAAACACAACCATTCAGGCGCAGAAGTTTGAAGGTCATACCTGCGAATTTCATAAATGGTCGGATAATGACTTGTCAGTTTTTGCCAAATTTGGGGCTGATGAAAGCGAATTTGAGGAAGTTAAACTGACATTTGAACTGACCACCAAAGAAAAGCGTGTGTTGGCTGTGGTAAATTCCGATGAAAAAGCCACACTGAAAGACATATCCATTGCCACCAAAATAGGAGAAGAAGAAGTTATCAAAATTTTGAAAACTTTGCAGGACAGCGGTAAGATAAATTGGACAAACAATGCAATCAAAATCACCGACATTGGCCGGGGTGAAATTGCCGATACCGAACTGCCCAAGTTAGAGTTAAGATACAAGTACGATTTAGACCCTGATGCGTTGCCGTTGCAACCCGGTGGTGAAAGCCGTGAGTTTTGTGTGCAAATGCTTAAAATGGAAAAGCTATACACCCGTGATGAAATCGACCAAATGTCTGCAATTTTAGGTTATAGCGTATGGCTTCGCAGGGGTGGATGGTACACCGTTCCAAATACTGACCCACCGTTGCACATTCCGCATTGCAGACACGAATGGAAACAAAGAATAGTAAGGAGAAGAAACAATGGCTAATTTCGCATATTTCGTAAGTGAGCAGGATGTCAAGAAGAACACCCCTATCGATGAGAATGTCGATAGCAAGTTGCTTCAAACTGCCATGCGCACAGCACAGGATGTTTATATCCGTGATATTTTGGGTAGCACCCTATACGACAAGATTTGTGATGACATCAACGGTGCTGGGCTTGGTGGTAATTACCTGACATTGGTCAACAAATACGTTGCACCTTGTCTGTATCACTACGTCATTTTGGACTCAATGCTGCCATTGACCTACAAAATGATGAATAAGTCAGCGGCAAGTCGTGGCGCAGAAAATGCAAATGCGGTGGATGTTGACCAGCTTCGCATGATTGAGCAGCGTTACCAAAACAAGGCCGAATACTACGCTGAAAGATTGCGCCTGTACCTTGCCGAAAACGACACATTGTTCCCAGAATATCAAAACCCTGCGAGTGGACTTGACGTGATCAATCCACAGAACCAGTACTTATTTGGTGGGTTTTATTTGGGTGAAGATGATGATTACAAATTCCTGCGTGGATTTTTCTCATGAATAAAGTAAGACAGAAAAACGAAAACAAACTGAAACTCTATCTCAATGGTAACAATCAACCAACTACTGGAAGCACTGGAAACTGCGGGAAACAACCACAAGCAGATAAAGGCAACCATCGTAAATATTGAGCCGAATATCAATACAAGCGGTGAACAGCTTTATCCGTTAATGCGGATTTTTCCTGATGGTTCGCAAGTGACCATTGACAAAGTGATTTATCGCTTTGCGGTTGCCATTGCTGATAGGCACAGAGAAGATTTTACCGATGCGGTAGAACGCATCAGCGATATGCACACGGTGATGCTTGACATTTACAGCATGCTTCGCTATGTTTACCGAAACAACACAGCCGGAACATGGGTAATCAATGACAGCATCACACCATTTTATGACGCAC